GGTCAGACAGGAACGTGATGCCGTTGTAGGTGTCGCCGTTCATCACGTATTCGACGTTCGGAAAGTGGCGGCGAAGAATGGCTGAGTAGTCGGTCATCCGGCAATCTCCATAATTGTGATGCTTGAGGCCAGGCGTGGGTAGACGGCGCTGTCGATGTCGTCGACTGTTCGGTTGACATATAAGGCGTTGCCTGCACCACTGGACCGCACCTGCACCTTGTAGGTGGTCGCTGATGTCGTGTTCGGCGAGTCGAGGTGCACCATGCTTACGGTTTGCATTACGTAGCCCTGGTCGCTGGACGTTGCCATCGTGGCGCGTGTCCGGTTGGAGGCCGTGTCGCCGATAGCGATGTCGGTGGCACCTCGAAGCAACTTGTAGTGCTGCTGGTTTGTGGTCGAAACCGACGACGTTTGAAGATGCACAAGGATCAGCACCTTGTTTGCTGAGTTGCTTGGAGTGACCGTCGCCGAGATGCCGGTGACGTCGGCAAAAGTTTGGCTGTTCATGGTGAACGTGTCGGTTTTCGTAGTTGAAACAACTTGAAGCACTTTGCCCAATGCGGGCAACGCCGCCCATTTGATGCCTTCAGTGGCTGTGCTGTCTGCTGTCAGGACGTGGCCGTTGGTGCCGACCGCCAGGCGTGCCGGGGTGTTGTCGGCGGTTGCTGTGATCAGGTCGCCTTTGGCATCGACGATGCTTTTGGCAATGGCGTTGGCGTCGATGGCTACCCAGGCTGCTCCGGTGTACACCTCGAGCACGTTCGTGTCCGCCAAGTACGACACCATGCCTTCCGACGGTGTCGGCAGCGCCGTGGTGCGTGCCGTCGAGCTAGCAAACACCATGACCGCTTGTTTCATCAGGTAGTTGTTGACGTTGGCGGCGGTAAGGATCTCACCAACTGCAAATGTTTTGAAACCTGCGCCAGACATGCGGCCTCCTACAACGCCAGGGCGTTTTGGTCAAGTTTGCCTAGTTCTACGTCATCCAAGATTAGATAATTGCCTCTGGGTGCGAGCCCGAACGTGACCAACCATTTGCCGCCGACGGTGCACTGGTGGCTAATCGCTTCGATGCTGGCTTGCACAGTGATGCCGATAGTGCCTGGAGGTGTGAACTTCACAGTCACAGCATCAGTCAGTTCCAAAGTGACGATATCGGCAATCGTGGCAGCGGTCTTGTCATCAAGCATGGTGGTGATGCTGGCGATGCGCGGCCTGGACGACGCAAACTTGACCATGGCGTAGTCCAGCATTTCAGTGACTTCGGCGTCGGTGGCGAACAAAACTTCCCCGAGGTCCAAAAATCTGATGCCAAAGCGATTAGGTGATGTCGCAGATTCACGAACGACTGCATCCTCACCACTGCGGTTCGCTTGCAGCCTGTTGTACAACTCGAGAGACGGCACGGACCGTTCGATGCCTTGATAGTTCAATCCGATGCCGGTGTCATCAAAAGTTTCGGTCGGCACGTTGAGCACATCTGAACGGTTGCGGAACAACAGAACGCCTTCACGATCCACAAACATTGCGCCCTGTTCAGTCGTAATGACCTTGTTCAGGTAACTGAGTGCGTTGCCTGCTGCGTTCCCAGCCGCGCATGTGGAGAGGCCGGCGCTGCCACCCGAAACAAAGACGTAGTCAAGTTCTGGCAGTTGGAGGACAGCATCGAATCGTTCACGAGTTGTTTGTTGCGGAAAGGTGGTGCCGTCTGCAATTTGTTGTTGCGCCAAAATTGATAGAGCGTCAGCAGTTGAGAACGTGCAAGTTGCTTCGCCTGATAGGTCGTAACTCAGGCTGATGTCGGTGATGAAACCGACATACAGCAGTCTTTCGTGGATCGTTCCTGGGTTGATGGTGAGAAGGACACGTCGACCTATTTTGATACCTTGGGCGAGACCTGTCGGGTTATCGGGGTCGAAGTAGCCGTCAAGGTTGCGAAACGTAAACGTGCCGGTTCCTGCGCTGAACGGTCTTGTGTAGTCGTTTCGACCACGTTGAATGTTGAATGAGAAACAGCGGTCGCTGATGTCAAAAAACGTGGACAGCGCACCCCATGTGATGTTTGCTGTGCCGATCTCGGCGTCGATTCGCAACGCTGGCGTCACGACGCCACCCTGATCGGTGCAGGCCCGTTCGTGCGGTTGTACTGGCGGATCGCCTGGATCACAGCCTGCGGATCAGCGCTCGTGACCGTCACGTTGATCACGTTGCCGCCACCGCCGCCGGCTGCGCCGCCACGGCCCAACCCTCGAGATGGTGCGCCACGTTTGATCGCATCCACCACATCAGCCGACAACACGTACTCGCCACCGTGAGCCATAATCGGTGTCGACGTGTTGAGGATGCCTGGCACCGGGCCACCAATGTTGCGACTCACCCGCGGGTTGCGTGATGCTGCGGCGATCGCCTCCGGCGAGAACTGCTGCGCCTGCACAATCGACTGCTGAATGATGTCCTGGCGGATCGTGCGGATCACCGTCTCTTTCACCGACGGAATCAAGCCCAACTGCTGGATGTAATCAACCAGTTCTTTGCGCAACGGGTCCGAAGGGTCAAGAGCATCAGCAACCGCAGCCAATGACTCAACCATGATCCTCTGCTGATCAGAAGCAGACAACGTTTCACCAGCCAACTCGGCCTGCGCCGCAGCAGCACGCACAGCAGCATCAGCCTGTTGCAACGCCTCCCCACGCAACGCACGTTGCGCCGCTTCCAACTCTCGACCTTTCAACGTGCCGTCAGCCAAACCGAGCGCATACTCAAAAATCGCTTCCTCAGTCTTCGCGATCTGTTCCTCCAACGCCAGATCGGCGTTGAACATCGTCAATGTCGTATCCAGCAATTCTTGGAGGGCGCCGTTCGCTTCGCGAGTCTGATCCTCGTACGCAGCCATCGCAGCCTCAGCAGCCGCCATGGAGTCAGCCATCGCCTTCGATGTGTCATCGGTGATACGGAACGTGTCCGCCAACACTGACTGCGACGTGTTCAGTTCCTCAGTGATGTCTTTGGTACGGCTTTGTTCATCAGCCGCACGACGCAACGCCGCCCGATTGTCACCCAACTCTTTCGTCAGATTGGCGATCTGGATGATGTTGTCTCGGATCGGTTTGTCATTCCCAAGTTCATCCGCCAGGTAAGTGACAGCTCCAACACCCTTGGAATATGCCTCTCCGAGAACTTCCAAGCCTGGAACCTGTTCACCTTTGATGAACTTCAGATAATCCTCAGAACTGATTCCGAGCGCTTCAATCGCACCCTGATAATCCTCAGACGAAAGAATCGCCGTCAACTGCTGTTCAGCGACCGCATCAAAACCGCCGGCCTCCGACTCGAGCAACGGCACCAACTCGGCCGTCAAATCACGCACCTTGTTCTTCGCACGCTGATAATCCTGATAAATGAACACAGCGGCACCAATGGCAGCAGTCACCAACCCAACCTTGGCGGCCATGCCAGCCATCTTCGAAGCCGTCACCTCGAACGACGTCCCAAGAACAGCGTTCGCAACCTTCACCACAGCCTGCACACCGGCGTACACCTTCATCGCCACATTCGCCGCAACAACAGCAGCAGAGAACGTCGCCACAACTCCAGCCAAAATCAGAAACGCCTGCTGATTGCTCGACACGAACCCAACAAGAGTTCGAAAGATGCCGATCAGTTCTTTCGCAACTGGCAGCAACACCTGGCCGACCTCAGCAGTCAGGTTCGCAATCTCAGCCTGTGTCGTCTTCATCTGGTTCGCCAACGAACCACTCGTCCGTTCGAAATCGCCTTGCGCATCGCCGGTCTGTTCAAAGATCAACGCTTGCGCCGCCAAAATCTTCTGCTGCGGTGTCAAAGCATTCTTCACCGTGTCAACGATGCCGAGTTCCAATGCTTTCTGCCGCATCGCAGCGTCATCGAGCAGCACACCGTAAGAACGCAAAGGTTCCGACTCGCCTCGCAAGGCAGCACCGATCGCTTCGATCGCCTGTTCCGGAGTTGTGTTGTTGAACGACGCCAAGTCGGAAGCCAACGCAATGAAATCGGTACTAAACGTCGCCAGGTCAGAACCAGCCAACCCGGCCGCCTTGCCAAACGTTCCGAACACTCCAGCAGCGTCAAACACCGATTGCTTGGACTGACCGATCGACGACGCAGCTGTGTCAGCGAACGACTCGATCTGTGCTGCCGATTCGCCGAACACCACACCGATCTTCGACTGCGCTTCCTCGAGATCAGACGCCGCTTTGATCGCAGGGATCGCCGCAGCCGCCAACCCACCTAAGGCTGCGGTGGCCGGCAGAAACGCTTTCTGCAAACCGAAACCAATTTTCTCTGTGTTGGTTTCGAGTTTCTTGAACTCACGAATCGCTTTGTCAATGCCCTCAGGCCGGAACTCGGAGAGGATCGGAAGGATCACACCACCCTTGGGCATTGTCAGATCCTTTCGATCTCGTGATTCATGTCAGCAGCCACCTTATCCAACGCCTTTAACAACGCTGCCGTGACATCTCGACGGCTAGCAACGAAGGCGGGAAACACAACACGACTGTATTTGCTGCCTTTGATGTAACCGAGGTTCGGAAGATTGGCAACCATCGCCTGGCCCTGCCCGTTGAGACGATGACCGTTCGGACGACCAGAGTATGGCTTGGATTTCGATTCTCTACCGGTGTAGTTGCCACGACCAGCAAGGTCATAGATCTGACCTGCCGCAGATTTCTGCACCAGTCGCAACAACGGCCATGTAGTTCCTACCCGAGCACCGCCGATACTCACTTTCAAACCAGACATCACATCGGACTGTTTCCAGCCGACACGACCGTTATGAGCCCAACCCGACAACGGCGCAACAGCAGGAGTAATGCTGCGAGCCTGCGCGACAAGCGGCGATGCCGCAGTGCGCATCGCCGCCTGAGTCTGACGAACCAATTTCTTGTCCGTTGTTTTCAACAACGCAAACATCTCTTTGACACCGACGACCTGGGCGCTGATCACAACATCAGCCATTACGTGCCTCCGCCTGCTTATTCAAAATCCTGACAATCTCCGCAAAGACATCAGGATCACAGTCGAGCAGATCATTCGGTGAGATCCCCGTCGCAATCGCAATCGTTGCGACGGTTGTCATCATGTCGCCACGGACTCGTCTTTTGGGATCAGTTGAACCTCATCGACCTCATCAAGCCACGACTCGAACGGCTTCACGACATGACCCGACGAACGCATCGATTCCCATCCGAGAAAGTAGATGTGCTCCATGCGTTGATCCGTCGAAAACGCTTTCGCCAAACCCATCCCAAACTTGCGTTCAAAAGCAAGAACGGTTCTAGGTTTGACCGGGAACATGTGCTCCTGGTCGTTGAGTACAACCTGCACGTTGAATGAAGCCATGGGCAGCTGGTCCTTTCAGATCAGGCGTTGGTCTTGGAGATCGTGCCCGACACCGGCCACGTCACATCGGCGGTCGCGAGATCGCCGACAGCGCCGTTCAGGATCGGCCACTCGGTGACCAGAACCGTCATGGAGAACACCGGGTTGTCAGTCGACGTGGTGGTGTTGACCGGCTTCACCGTGATCGCCGTCGTGCTGCCGATCAGCGGATACACGGTCTGATGGACCTCGCTCGAGGCGAAGTCCTCATGGAACGACAACGTGATGCTGTTGTCGCCGAGACCGGCGATACGCGTGACGGCGGTGTCACCGAACGCCGTGGTCGGCACCTCTGCACGCGTCGAGTTCAACGCGACAGACGCAATGTGGTCCGACAGGTCGATCGCGTTCACCGTGATAACCGGTGACGTCAAAACGAACTTTGCCATGCGGGATCAATCCTCCTCAGGAGATTCGGCCTCATCGGCCTTGGCTGATGCGGCCTCATCGGCCTGGATTTGGGCAGCCTTACGCAGCACTTTCGGGACGAGATGACCACCCTCGATGAGAG